GATTCGTCGCTTTCGGGTTGGTTGCCCTGAGCAGCGACCTGCTCTTCAAGATGACGCATCCTTTCGGAATAGCCATCTACATTACCTTGCATCTCCATGAGTGTATCAGCCCATTCCGCAAGCTGCTCTGGGTTGTCGGCCAGCTTGTTGAGCACTGCCTCAGGTACTTTCGCCCGTTTGAGAGCACGCTCTCGCTCAGGAGTCAGTGTGAGATCCTTTGGTTGTTCGTCTTGTACGACGGGTTCTGGCGATTGTTCCCCAGAATCTTCCGTCTTTTTTGGTTCTTGTTGGGTGCGAGCCATAAGTTGCTCTTGTCGAGCAGTCTTTTGCTCAATGATCCGGTCAAGGATTGCGTCTTCTTCGTCTGAGAACTCTGGTTTTGCGTCTTCCGACATCAATCTCGCTCCAATCCATAGCGTCCCATGATCTCTCTCTCATGTCTACGAGAAGAAATGATGGGCTGGCCTTGCTTGTTTGTCTCACAGCCAGGCAGATTCTTAGGCATCGACCGGCTGACATACGGGTACTTATGAGTCACAGTCTCTACTTCAGCAGATACTTGTGCGTCACTAACTAATCTTGTGAATCGTTCGCCATCACGCTCGATGACTGACCCAATCGGCGGTGCATCAGCCATACGGAAGTGGAACTCCACGATCTTTCCGTCTGATTCTCGGCTGAACTCGTACATCGGCATCAGAATCCACCCCTGCCGCGTGCTGATCGCTCTTGATTGCGCAATTCTTGCGCTGCATCTGCCGGCCCAGTCTGCATTCTGCTGCGAGCAGCCGCCTGTTGTGACGCAGCTTGGGCTTCTTGCTCTTGCATCTTGGCCTGTTGGGCCTGCTGAGCCTGCTCAACCGCCTTTTTCATCTCTTCAACGTTGAGAATGTCGCCCATATCTGGAATGTTCAAGGCATCTCCGACGATGGCCGTGAGTCTTTCCCAGTTGATGAACGGCATGGCTGCGACTTGTTGACCAACATTGCCGACAATCTGCAAAAGCTCAACCGCACGTCGCTGTTGGAGAGCTTCGCTGGTGCGTTCCATGGAATATGCCTGCACATCCAGGGTCATCTCGGCAAGATCAATACCCATCTCGCTACCCTTGGCCCGTGCCGGCAAGCCAAAGCTGGAGGCTTGGGGTCCAAGTGGGATCTCGGTGTCGTCATTGACGATGTACCAAGCACACTTGTACATGGCTGAGTTGACGGCGTCTGCAAACTGGCGTTGGATGTATCCAAGACGCAAACCACTGGACGCAGAAGCGGTTGATACTTCAGTTGCGGTGGCATCACCGCTGACCGAACCACGGATGACCTCCGACATACCAGTCAATCGGTCGAGTCGAGCCGACATGATGTTCTGGTAAGCCATCTGCTGCTGGGTCACACCACCGATTTCCAGTGGTACAACTCGGTCGCGGTCCATGTTTTCGGCAGGAACCACGAACATATCGGGTGTAGATGCCACATCCTGGGCCATTTTGGAGCCCCGTGAGTCCACCATGACCAGTCGTCGATAGGCCGCTGCCGAGTACGACATGGTCTTCGCGTGGTCATTTGTCTCCTCAATCAGAGGTAAAGCCATGGTCATTGGACCCAACGGGTACACATCTGACGGCACTGTGTAGGCGCCGAAGACCGTGTAGGGGCCGCATGCGGGGCCGTAGTAGGGCTGTGGCTCGCCTGCAATCTGTGCCGAGCCCTCTGCGTCCTCTACAAGACGGATGAGCCCACCGTGGTGTACACCGTCTTTGGCGCCCTCTACCTCCAGCTCAGGAACCCACATCTCGATGATGGTGACTTCGTTCCTGTCTGGCACACTGATAGCGCCCCGTGCGTAATCTTCTTTCTGACGGTCGTATGACGCCTTTAGATCGCGAACCACGGTCAAGTCAAAAGCGTCGTCAGACTCCGCTTGCACCAACAGATCGTCAAGATCCATGTTGTATTCATGACCGAGGTATCGTGCTTCTCGGGCAGTCTCAGCTGCTGGGTCGATGAAGAACTTCTCGGGGGCTAAGCGATATACCCTGGGCATCAGGCCAGCACCACCCATGTCGATACGTCTCAGGTGCTTGACTGGCTCAGGGGTTACGAGCGCAACACCCCAGCACATGGTCATGTCTGTGGCTATTTGTTGTAGCGTAGGACGCAGAGCAGACCGTTTGGCCCACTGATTCATTCCAAGCTCAAGTGCGGAGGCTCGTTTGTTGTTTGCAGGGTCATCAGCGGTCACATGGATGCGTGGCACGTCATAGGCCATACGAGGCAAGACGAGCGACACATACTGGCCGATGATGTTTTCGATGTCGTGGGCAGCGTCGTAATTGGTGTCAGAACGATAAGCCAGGCCGGTAAACCGCTCCTTCATGCCTCGCCATTGACGCAGGTGCTTTTCTCTCCAGTCTCTAGCAGACCGGATTTCATCCCTCAAGTTCTCTTCATTGATCCGAAGCACGTTTGCTCCTTGGTTTCTTTGGCGTAGCCTTCTTCGGTGGGTTATACGACGTAGGCTCCACAGGGACCAGATCCTCTTCCATATCTGATCGACTCAAGAGCAACGGTGGTTCGCTGGCAATCTCCAGATGGGTGAGCAATTCGTGACAGTCATCTTCAGGCACAAGTATCGTCTTCCTGCCCAACATCTCTGAGCAATCAATCTGTAGATGGACGACAACATGCTGTGGCTTCACCTCAACAGCTGCAATGCTGTTTATCGGAAGATACACATTCATGACTCGAATTAACACGATTTCACCATACTGTTTTTTCCTCTCCTCTGTTCTCCTCTCCTCTCCTCTCCTCTAGGTTCGGTTTTAGCGTGACGGTTGCGTTACGCATGCGTTACTCACCGAGCCAGATGTCCTCGTCCATGTTCAGCATGGATCGCCAAGAGAAGTCAGGTTTGCCGTAATCCGATACGGGCCGTTCGTTGTCTGGGTTCGCTTCACCTAGCAGCATTACGGCGCCACCAAAAGCGATGACTCGGTCACCGTGAGCGTCACGGGCTCCCGAGGACACGTCGATCTCCAGCCTTGCTGGTCCGATGCCCCCATCCTTGTAGATCACCGTAGATTCCATCTCATCCAATATCTCCCCGTCAGGACAGATGACTGTGTCGTCAGCAATCGCTCGGGCAAGGTCACCAAACAAAACACGCTTTGTAACCCGCGTAGAGGTCCATCCAACGCGTTTAGTACGGGTCTCAACCCGCTGTCCCAGCCGTTTGTGGTGAAACACGTTGTAATATCTGAGCCTCTCAAAGTCATGTTGCATCGAAGCACCAGGCCCGTTGACTTCCCAACCAATGAGAACATCTGATCTGCCTCTGGCCCATGACCTCGCAGCACCGACTACCTCACGGGCAAGGTCATACGGTGGGATTGCCGGATCTACAAACGTGGCAACCACTTCACGACTGTTCGCATCCATCATCACGCAGCAAGCGTTCGCCGCCCCCGTGCCGTAGCTGGGGTCCATGAATGCGACAAGCACCGAGTGCTCATCGGGTTCGTTGAATATACGCCAGCGACCCGTCGGGTTATCCACAAGTTCTCCACGAATTGCTTCACATCTTCGTGCTTTGATGACGTAGTTGCGTTGTCTTTCGAGGTCAACCACCGGAAAGAAACTCCGACCACGGCTGGATGGCAAGGCAAAGACGTTCTCGCGGAGGTCATGGATGTCCCGCCGCCTGATCTGACGCTCCAGCCAAGGTGACCACCAGTAACTTCGACCGGGGTCCCCAGTGATGGCGCCTTCAACATCGAGTCTCGGTTCGCCCCCCGCCGACTTCACGGGGTCATCGACGTAGGTCAGAAGTATGTCTTCAGGGTCGTGGGTCGCTTTGGCCGTCTCCCACAGAGTATTCGTAAAATAAGACCCCACCAAGTGAGTCGAGACCGCCCAACGACTCGCAGCCGTGTCCGCCGCTGATCGCCATCCTTCCTCGAATCTGTCTTGGGACGCTGCTTCGTCAAACAGCACGACCGTCTTTCGAGCACCCCGGCCAATATGGGATGTAGTTGCCTCGCCCGTAATCGCGTTTCCATTCGGATGCTCCAGAATGCAGTGCCTACGCCTCTTGCCCCCAGACAGCAGCTCCTGCAACGGGCAGGGCAACCAGGACGGTGGCAGATATTTCAACACATGCTCGGTCTTTGCGAACAGGGTATCGGGGTCCCCGGTCCTATCAACCAACGCTTCAGTCCGTGAACACAGCAAGACATCCCAGCCGTGGAACAGCCAGCCCCAAACCGCCACTGCTGTGCTCAAAACCGACACCCCGGTCTCACGACTCTTCGCCACAGCCATGTCACGACCGCCGGCGACACAGTCCTGCATGGTTCTGATCATGTCCACCTGAGCCGGCCAAGGGATAAACGGGACCAGCTTCTGCTCCGCCGGACGCTCCTCACCCGTCTCCTCGTCCACTTCCTTGACCCGTCGAGACCAAACACCCAGTGTTACGAACGCCACGGGGTCCCCAGCGGCCAACTCGCCCCACGCTGCTACGTCAGCAGGCCCCCACCCAAACTCTTCAGGAGCCTTGGCTCCAGCCAGCACCAACCGGATGTTCTGGATCTCAGACTCATTCACTCGGCAGCTCTTTCCGATCAAAGCTCAGCTTACCAGCCCAAGCCTCTGCCGCAGCCTTGACCGCATCCGATCCAGCACCAATACCCATAATCGGACCACCGTTGGGACCCGACAGCTCAACCCGCTCAATCCGGGGCAACCTGGCTCGCAGCCAAACCTCAGCCGCACGAATCCGGTTCCGCTCGTCCTCAGCATTCAACGCCATACCACGAAGCATGTCCATCATCGCCTGATCGCCCTGTGCCTCAGCTTCCGCCTCCTCCTCCCTGAAGCCCTCCTGACGGACTCGCCAGCTCCTCATGGTCTCGTAGTTCAAATCAATGATCCGACACGCCTCAGCCGCCGACCAGCCCTGTCTACGGGCCTCTAGGTAAGGCAGCCTCTTGGTCTCCCACTGCCTGCTCTGTTTTGTAGGGGTCCTGTCCGAGTCCCTTCCTTGCCGGGAACCCTGACTGCAACTTGCATCCGGCTGACCTGCGACCTGACCCCCCCCTACCTGCTGGTCACCTGCCTGCTCGGGAGACTGATCCTTGCGCGCGTGTTGGTCTGGTGTCTGCGCGTTGCTCGCTGCGGGCTGTCGGGGTGGCTGCTGGTCGATGCGGGCTCGGGGCATGGCTGTTGTTCCTGTTCCCTGTATAGGGGAGAATGGTCCGGCAATCTGGACAGATGCTGCCTCACGGTACAGAAACGGGGTTGTTCGGGTTCTGTTCGGGTAAAAGAAAGTTCAGAAAGTTCTAAACAAAATCCTGATTTTCTCCGATATCACAAAATCGTCCTGTATAATCTGGGCATGTCCGGCGAAACGGGCAGCAACACTGGAGAACACTGACCATGACTACTGTTTGCAATACCACTCGAAACATCGAAGCCGCCGCCAAAGCCGTCCGCCTTCTTCTTGAAAATCATCAGTGCGGCGACCTGCCGGGCCGAGTCAGCGAGAACGGTGTCAAGACCCGAGTCGCAAACCGGGACTGGTTTGAACATGACCGTCTCGGAAAGATCCTCAATCGCATCGACATCAAGACCAGCATCCACGGCGAGTTCTGGGAAGTGGACAACCACATGGAGCGGCTTGAGAATCAGTGCAGAGACTTGGCCCTGATGTTCCACTGCCAATGCCGATTCGAGGACTTCGGCTACGGCTCGAAGAACCGACTGGAAGTCCAAGTCAGCCACGCCTGAGCCCGCACGACCCCTCGCCTGTCCCCTCTTCGGAGGGGGCGGCCCGAGCGGCCCTGACCGCAACACTGGAGAACACGACCATGCGTCACATCAAAGTATTTGTATCCTCGACCAAAGCCCACGAACTTATGTCCATCATCAATGGCGTGACCCGGAAGATGATGATCCCTGTCCGAATGTTCGACACAGGTTGTGGGATGGAGGGACGCGGCCAGATGTGGATCAAGTTCGAGGTCTGCGACGACAGCCTGAGTTGGGATGACCTCAAGGCTCGGATCGACACCCTGAACGACAAGACCAAGTGGGCAATGCCCTGCGAGATCGAGGTGTACGACGACGAGGCCGAAGACTAAACTTCCCAAGGAGAACACGACCATGAACATCATCATTGACAGCAACGAGTACGAAGCCCTTCGCAACGCAGCCTCATGCGTGCAGGAGCAACTCAATGTCCTTAACGAGGGCATGAGCAACCAGTCCAACGTCGATGGCTACATCGACCAGCAGGGCATCGACGATGCCATCATCTGCAAAGAACGAACCCTGATGCATCTCGAAGGACTTCGGGAACGACTCGACGAGCAATTCAACTGACCGACCCACGGAGAACACTGACCGCTATGAATACCAAAATCACTATCGAATCCTTCCTCCCATCATCACCCGAGGGCTCAATCATTGAGTCCGGCGTCTTCGGCGGCGACCACCGCGTCAAAGCACGAGCCCTGAACCTCATCGAGAAGATGCGAGGCCACAACGAGGCTCTCCGTACTGCGGACATCCACCTCCACTACAACGGCGATTACGGTGCTGTGATCACCGTGGTGGGCGTGCCTTGGGACTTCAAAGGCTACAAGGGCTTGGATCGCAAGATCACGCCAATGAACAATCGGTACGAGAAAAGCGACCGAACTTACATGCCGAACCTGATGCACGCACGGATCTTCGGCACGGGTCAAACCATCGCCGAGAACGAACCCAACAGCCCCGGCTACTGCACCTACGAAGTCGCCTACTGCTGATCACGATCCCCCACCTGTCCACTGCGTCGGAGCAGTGGGCGGGATGGGCGACCCTGACCTGCCCACGGAGAACACTGACCATGAACGCAATGCAAGCCATCGAAATCATTGAGACCGGCATGAACGGCGATAAGCCTGCGGATCAGGACACCCTGCTCTGCGCCTGGCAATACCTGATCGACTCAGGGCTCGCCTTCACCTTGCAGGGCTCGTACGGGCGGACTGCCGCCAACCTGATCGACGCTGGGCTCTGCACCGGCTGAAAAAAAAGTGAAACAAAATCCCAAGAATCTTTTGAATCACGAAAACACACTGTATAATCACACACGAGCCCGAGGGGCTCAGGAGAACCGACCAATGAACGACACCGAAACATCACCGTGGGCGCAAGACGCCGACACCCTCACGGCAATCCTCGATCAACTTGGATTCCCACTAAAGCATCTCGACAACCCAATCGACGGGGCATTCGGGGCCTGCGAGCAGGAGCAAGTCATCTATCTGATCGAGGTGCTTGATGGACACATCGACACCCTCATGAGCAACGAAGGCGTGAAGCAAGCCATTGCCAACGCAATGAAGAAGGGACACTGACCAATGCAATACATCGAGATCATTCAGACACAGTCAGCCACCGTGGTCGAGACCGTCAAGGTCCGCGTGCAAGTCCCCGAAGGCATGACCCAAGAGGAGTTCCGGTATCACATCGACGACGAGGGGATCGCCTCTGAGTTCACTGGAGTCCGCGAGGACGATGCGTACATCCAGTACGACAACGATGACCCAGAGGATGGGCCGGTGGCCCGCGAGACGACGGTGTTCGTGGGGACCGACACAGAGGGTGTGAAGATCGAGCGTTCGTTCGACTGGCACGACCCTGAAATCGAGATGAAGGACGTGACCAAATGAGCGACAACTATGAGATCAAATGCTACGCCCGTCTTGTCGGGATGATGGACAACGGCAGTACCAAGATTGTTGACCACTCGGAGGTCGTACCTCCAGAAGTCTTCTGGGAGCAGGATCGGCTCGGACAGTTGGATCGAGCAAGCCTGATCGAGGAGATCAACTTCATGGCTGAGATGGTCGTGGAATTTGCCAGCGACATTGCCGACGAAGCCGTCGATCAACTGACGTGCCAGCAAAAGCAGATCGAAGCGGAGAACGACCAATGAGCGTCAAGTCAGACACACGAGCCTTCAGGAACTTCTTCGCATTGCCCGGACCACGGTTCACCGTCTTCACCCGGACATGGTGGAGGGAGAACCCAGACTGGCCTGACGGTCTGGAGCCCTGCCCCGGACCCAAGCGGACCATCGGACATTGCGACACCATCGAGGCAGCACGGCGTATGTGCCGCCAATACAACGAGACCACGGGCCAGACCAAAGCCAACCGGCGACTGTCCCGCAAAGCAGAATTTACGGAGAACTGACCATGCCAAACTGGTGCGAAAACAACGTGAGTATTGAAGGGCCAACCGAAGCCATGCAATATTTCTTGGACAACTACTGCGTGCAAGATCCCGACTCGGAGCATATGTACCGAATCTCATTTGAGAAGATCATCCCCATCGAGCAGATGCCAGACGAAGAAGGCAAGTGCAAGGGGTTCGCACAGATCGAACACCAAGCCGAACGATGGGGGTGCAAGTGGGACACCTGCGACTTTGAGATGGAGCATGAGGTATTCAACTCATCAGTCGATGCGAAGTTGCAAAGGTCAGGCTTCTACGGGGCATTCGATACCCCGTGGGGTCCGCCCGAGCGAGTGGTCGAACGCCTCCGCGAGATGTTCAACGACGAACCCAAAATGGAGGGCCTTGATCTTCAAGAATGGTTCTACAAGGAGCCGGGCATGGAACTGGCGGGGTGGCTTTGATCATGAACCTCACCTTCCCCCAACAGCGAGAGAACATCGAGACCCGCAAGTCTGTGTACGGTCTGGAGTGGGTCATGGTGCAAGCCTTCACCCACAACAGATCACCCGAGGACTGCATCGAGATGCTTCTGGAGACCGAGCAAAGCATGATGGCGATCCTCCGATCCCTTCAGAAGTGCAGGTCATTCAGATGCTCGCCGACCCACACGCGGAACTACCAACAGTGGCGTTGGTGGACTGACCGCTTCGAGTTCAAACTCAAGTGGGTGCAGGCGACAGGACAAGCGGACAAATACTTCCAAGCAAAGGAACAACACCAATGAATTTCGTCAAAGAAAAAGCAATGAACCGCCTGCTGGAATCGCTGGCCGACATGCCCAGCACCAAGGCATCCCCATACGGCGTGCATTGCACCGGGGGTGGGGAGTATGCCTGCCACCGATACGAGTACCCGGACAGCAACGGTGATGGGTACGACGTTCATGCCCGGAACAGCGAAGACGCTCAGGCTATGTACGAATTGCAGGACATGATCGACTATGAGGACGAAGAGATCGTGGACTTGTGCGAGCAGCCGCTCGGGTTGCCTGAGTCTGCGTACCACCAGGAGCCAAACTGGGATCGGTTCCCTGACCACAACTTCCCGCAGCGAGTACCCTTCTCAATCAGCGAGCGGGACATGATGCTCAGCCTGTTCGACGGGTATTACGCAAGGCTTGAGGCTGACGTGCGTAAGTTCTACGAACACATCGAGGAGATGCACGCCGGCGACTTCAAGTTCGCGGCGGGTCGTGTACTCAAGATGTACCAGATTCGCATGCTGCAATTCAAACTCAAGGTTTTGTCTGCTCACTGGCGTGACTGGAAGAAGGATGCGGACAAGTTCAACGAACAATTCAGAACAGGAGAAATTAATTGACTACCACCAACGAGAACACATCGAAGCCTTACCTCGGCCTACGGGTCAGCCAAACCATCCTCGATCAACTGGATGTGTGGGCAGAGCATGAGGCAGCACGGATCATGGAGGCTGCTGGCGGGGTGGAGATTCTCTTCTCCCGAGCTGAAATCGCACGCAGCATCCTGATGAAAGCCATCAATCGTGAGATGAACGATGGCACAGATTTGGGCAAACAGTTGGCAGAGATTGCCAGCGTTGGCCTTGCTCGACCCGAAGGGGCTGAGTAAACTCCCCGAACTACTTTGGTCGGTAGTTCTCTCCGAGGGAGGTGTTCGCACGCCTCCTTCGGGTTTGCCCCCTATAAGGCTCGCATTCTGCGAGGGGGGCGACAACCCACCCTCCGCTTGGCGGCAGCATCCACCCGCTGCCGTCAGGCTTAGCCCAACCGGGCGACATCTAAGGAGATACCAATGACCGATCCAAAGTATGGGGTGTATTCCCCTGACCAACTATCAAACTCTGCATACCACGCCATCGGTTTGCCTTGGGCATCAGCCCACCGCTTGGCTACGTTCTCAAGATGGGGTGCAGCCACGGTGACCTACGGGGTGGACAACCCTGACCCACCATCCAGTGCCATGGTGCTGGGCTCTGCGATGCACAGTCGCATCCTGACCCCCAAGCATTTCAAGGACGAGTTCAAAGTTTGGACTGGTGACCGACGCACCAAGGCCGGCAAAGAGCAGTGGGCTCAGTTCCAACTGACGCTGGGCCAAGCCGAGGTTCTCACCAAAGATCAAGCCAATCAGGTGGAAGCCATGGCTGACTCGGTCTCCACCCACCCGACGCTTGGGCCGATGGTCATGGATGCGATCACGCACGACAGTGCAGAGCAGTCCATGTTCGCCGACATCAACGGCGTCAACTGCAAGGGTCGGATCGACGCCTTGTGCGACACCCCCATGGGTGTATGCCTGCTTGACCTGAAGACCAGCAGCCGTTCACTGTCCGTCGATGACCTGGTTCGGACGTGTGCCAACTACGGGTACGTCGAGCAACTGGCCTTGTACCTGCGGCTCTGCACCGAGTGTGGCATCAATGTCCACCGCGTCATGATCGGATTCGTCGGATCAAACCCACCATACCCCGTGCGTGTTTGCGAAATCACAACGGATTGGCTGGATGCTGCGTCCAAAGTAAACGATGTACGACTTCACGAATGGAAGACTGCGGACTGGGACTGTCCCGAAGACCACGTCGAACCAATCGCTGATCTTGAAATGCCTGCATGGTATGGGAGCAATGTGGAATGATTACTCTGATCTCAATCGTCATCGGCCTGACCGATCTCACCAAGTACGAAGATGCGACGTGGCTCGTCGAGTCCAGTCGCAAAGAGGGAATGATCTGGGGAGACCAAGGCCGCAGCCTCGGTCCCCTACAGGTGTCAAAAGCGTGCTGGCAAGATGCCTTGGAATTTGACCCCAGCATCGGCGGGACGTACCTTGACTGCCAACACTTGGACTACAGCATCAAGATCATGCGAGCTTACCTCGACCGCTACTGCACCGAGCGGAGACTCGGGCGGAAGCCAACTGACTTTGACCGTGCCAGAACGTGGGTCGGTGGACCCCGTGGGCCATGGCGTGAATCCTCTATCCCCTACGCAAACAGAATCATGGGAGCAATGAAATGACTGCACCGAAACCAATCATCCAAAACATCAAGGGCAAAGACTACGAGGTCGTTGCCAGCCGGGTTGCCCGGTTCCGTCACGATCACCCAGAGCGGGCCATCCTGACCGAGTGCATCCACAACGGTGAAGAGCGGGTGGTCTACAAGGCCACCGTCTGCGACGAGAATCACTTGCCTATCGCTGTCGGCCATGCTGAGGAGTATCGCAACGCCGGCATGATCAACAAGACCTCGGCCACTGAAAACTGTGAGACATCAGCCATCGGTCGTGCGTTGGGCATCTTGGGTTATGATGTATGCAACTCAATCGCTTCAGCTGATGAAGTCGAGCGAGCGATCTCTCAACAGGACTCACGTCCTTTCTCTTCGCCTGCCCCAGCCCCCGCCGCTCCCTCCCACACGCCTGCACCACCTCCAGCAGGCTCAGGGGGCGGGGCAGCAGGAGATATTCCTGCCGGCCACAGGCTGGTTGAGTTTCGCAAATACTTCGAGAACGAAACCTCCAAAGGCAAGCCGTACATCAAAGCCTATGCCAAGGTGGATGGCGAAGACATGGACGTGTACGTCTGGGACGCACACAACCTTCAGATCGTGAAGGACAACTGCCCCGGTCAACTCGCGGCGACTGGTGAATACGAAGAGTTCCGAGGCAAGACACGCTTCAAACTGGGCAACGCTCAGACCATCGAGGAAGCACCCGCACCACAGAAGGGAGCATTTGATGACTCAGACATCCCATTCTAATGCGATCTTTGAATTGACCATGAGCCCGGCAGCGGCCAAGCAGGTGGCAAGTGGGCTAAGGCACTACTTGGTGAGTCCTCACCCGTACATCGACACTTCAAAACGTCACCGTGACATTGCAGTGGACTTGCTTTGCAAGATCACTGAGTATCTTGCCAGCGACCTCCGCACCAAGTTTTTCTACTACAAGCTGTACACCCAGATGGAGAAGACCATGGTGGCGGACGTGTTGAATCACGGCATGGTTGATGAGACCAACAACAAACTTATCGACCACATTCGTGAGCAACTTTTCGGTGCAGGCGACGACAGAATGTACGACGATGCTACGAGTCTGTGATGTCTTGGATCAAGATGCGTACAAATTTGAGAACGGACGGTCGCGTCCGTCGAGTCGCCCGCCTTTGTGACATCTCCAAGGCCGAGTGCATAGGCCACCTCTTCGTCTTCTGGTCACTCGCCGACGAGCATTCCACCGACGGCGTGCTCAAGAACTGGGACAAAGAGTCCGTCGATGACGAGACTTGCCCCGGCTTCTTCAACGCCTTGGCGGAGGTCGAGTGGGCAGATACAACCCCAGATGGGGAGGTGGTCGTGCCTCGGTTCTCGGATCACAATGGTCGGTCGGCCAAGACGCGGGCTCAGGGAGCGTCCAGAGCCGCCAAGTACCGGGCAAGGGCGGAAGCCGTCATGGAATCCGCAGCCCCTGAGAAGCCATCTGAGCCCCCGCAAGAGGATTCTGGTGGTAAGATCGGGTGGTATGCCAAGCTCGATGCCATGGGTCTGGACAAAATGCAGTCGATTCAACTGGTCAAGCGTGTGTTTGACGATCACGGAGAGCAGGGAGAGCAGTGGCTAACCAAGGTGACTGAGACATGCAAGACCAAGAGAAGCCCGATTGCGTACCTGAAGAAGATCATCAAGAACGAGTACGGTCTCTGATCTTCAACGTGCATGGACGCCCCGTCCCCTTGCCAAGACCTCGTGTCTTCAAGGGGCGGGCAGTGTCCATCGTGAACCCCAAAGCAAGAGCCTGGAAGGGAGCGGTGTTGGCGGCTGCGAAACTGACGGCAGCGGCGTGTGGATGGACACCGTCACACCGCCCCCTCCGGCTTGAGCTTATCTTCACCTACCAGAGACCCAAGAAGCACTTCGACAGCAAGGGTCTGGTGAAAGAGAACTACCACTCAGCCCACATGGTCGGACGACCCGACATCGACAACCTTGCGAAGATGATCATGGACGCCGTCAATGGCGTTCTTTTTGTTGACGATTCTCAGGTGGTCTACCTGTCCGCTACGAAGCAGTACGCCTCAGAGGACGGGGTACACCTCACGCTCACTGAGCTCTAGCGGCCTTGCGTTCTTCACGCTTACGAGCGCCCTCTTGACGGGCCTCTCGGAACACGGCCTTGAACTCTTCGCTGAACTCGTTGCCTGACTCGGCACTGATGTTCATCAGCTTCCTGAGTTGATACTCGGCAGACCGAAGCTCGGCTGGGCTGGCATCGGTGAATGCTGCCTCCAACACCCTGAACGGCTGGCTGATAGGCAGACCACCAAGCAAAGCAATGTCGGTAAACAATCGCTCACGAATCTCCGCCGCCCTGTCTGGGTCATCCTCACCAGCCAGTTTGAAGAACCCTTCACCAATGTTTACAACGGTGTCAACTCCAACAGGAATTAAGGAATCAGACAAGTAGTCTGTGGTTCTACCGTAATCTACGGGTCTGTTCTCATTGCTGGCCTCGATGGTCTCAGCGATGATGCTTGACACTTCACGGCTGGTGATGAATGACAACAAGGGGAACGGGCTGGCACGGACAATGCCCTCTTCGATGAACATATCCAAGGCACGGTCGGTTGCTTTTTGTTTGTGCAACTCCGCGAGAACTTCCTTCTTCTCATCCTCGTCACCAATGGCGCTGGCAAGCAGCATGTTCCAAAGATAAGTCACGCCCACGTTGATTGCGGCGTTGCCCCCAATGAAGACAGCGGCCTTCTTGGCGGTGTCACCGCTCGCCAGCTTGGAGCCGGGCTCATACAACCGGGAGTATGTTTTCATTGGGTCCGAAGTAAACGCCAGCAGGCTCGAAAGATAGCCGCCTTGGGTACGCAGTTTGGCTGTAATGTTCGAGTCATCAAGCGGTGACGAGGTGTTCTGAGTCCTGCGGATCGAAGTCTCAGCAGCAAGGATTGAATCAGGTGACGCCTCACTCTCACCTCGCTTGTTCATCTCAGCCTGCACAGCAGTAGCCACGATGATGCGATCCAAAAGTCTCAAGGTCGGGATTGCTCGTGGCAACCCAGCCAGCGAGCTTCGTGCCTGATTCAAGTGCTCGGCAGCTCGACCCACGTCTCCAGACATTGCTGCTTGTCCCGATGCAATGATGTTCTTGAAAGTATCACCGACGACGTTGTGCAACTGGGCGATGTCAGCAATGCCGGCAGACCCATCGTCACGACTGAACACCACTCGGCGATCAACTGCATTGCTGGAGTCACGATCCCACAGATACCCAGACTTCTTGGACACTTGGTCTTGGAAGAACCCGCCAAAGGTACGGCCTGCAACCATGCCCATGACTTGCTTCAAGGCTCCCGCCACCTCTTTGGAAGAGTATTCGGTTTGCAAAGTGTTGAGGCCACCGAACAGAATGCGTCCCCAGGTTGGCGGGCTCATCACCAAGATACCACCCACAACAGTAGATACAAAGCCAAGCGACGGGTCAGATACTGCTGGCAAGACTCTGGTGGCATAGCCGACGTGCTTGAGCATGCGGTCGTATGACTCGCTGCCAAACTTCCGCGTGATCAGCTGACGAACTTCAGAACGAGTGACCGTAGACCAGAGGGTGCGAACATCCTCGGCCATGTAGCCAAGCTCCAACGCCTTGTCCATGTTCTCAAAGTAATCGCCGGCAAAATCAGATACAACAATCGAGCCAGAGGCAGATCGCTGTTTGGTGAACCCAGCGTTTTCGGCGAAGATGGTGGCAACACCACCCCTACCCTTCTGCTCGATCTCCTCAAGGCTTGTGATCCTTGTAGTGACCTCGGATGTTCTGGGCTCATAC